AAACTCATACAGTCCTACTGGCACTGCTGTCATTGCTGCCGTGGTTCCGTCTTGCATTAACAAAGAAACGGTTCCAGTCCCCCCAACAAAAAGTTTCGTACAGACTGTGGTTAGAAGGGTCGAATCATGTGGTGTTACTGCTAACGCTCCCTTGGGGGCTACTTGTGCCATTTTTTCTCCTTTATTTAGTCGTAGTTTCTTTTTCTCTCTGCATAATTGCCTGTTGTCTTAATTCCTTTTCCCTCATGTCTGCATCTGTTCTAACCTTGAATGAATCCAATCCATCTCTGAAATTGTCCCGATCCGCTTCTTCTGCGAATTTTTCAGCTTGTGCCAGATTCTTAGTAGTTTTAGACTTTGTTTCTTCAATTTCAGCTTTGAGTTCCTCAATCTGTAACTGCTGCGCCTCTTGGGCTTGCTGCATCTGTTCCATTTCTTGCTGTGTCGGCTGTTGTTCTTTCTGTCTAGGTAAGAATTCCTCAACATCGAATCTTTCATCAATTCTCCTTAGAGTTTCCTGTGCAAGACGTATCAAGGATTCGGCAAGGTCGTTTTGCTTCTGTTCCCTGAGTTGAGCTACAATATTGACCAGTTCTGTTATTTTAGGTAAAACGAACTGTGTCCAAATCTGGGTCTCCTTTTCCTTGTTGGGCTTACCTGAACTTCCAGCCTGAATTTGTAATTTTAAAAGATTGAATATCTGGCCTTTGTTTAATTCGTTAACAGGCCACACTGCACCATCTGACATTTCTCCTGTCGGCATACCATCTGGCCCTGCCTCTATCTGGCTTTCAGGACCGGCTATGGCAACAACTTGCTCCATTGTCAAGCATTGTAGCAATAGTTCTAAAACGTGTTTTGCTATTTTTGCGAACCAATCTTCAACTTCATCCGTATCAGCAGTAACCTGACCTTGCATATCCTGAGAGAGTAATTGTGCCTCACCCAGTGTGCGAGATCGGTTGCTCTTAGGTTGGGTAGCTTCACCCCCTCCGACAACTTTCTCAATATCACGTTCCGTATGTGTAGTATCATAAACCGCAGGATCAATCGGCGGTGGAGCAAATACGTCAACGCTATTTCTAATCGGTTGACCAGAAATCCCGTCAATGAGGGCGATTTCGCCAGCAGTCGCATCCTTGATCGCATTTCCATCGCGTTCTGTCACCTCTTCACGTTTACCAACCCAATGCGGTATGCAAATATCCCTGTGTTCCTTGAATCTGGTTCTTGCGGAATTATGTTCATCCTGCAATTCCATTAACAGGGAAACATCGGAAATAGGGAAAAATTGACCGTCCACCAGATTCTGTGCTAACGGGAAATATGGAAACCATTGTTCTCCCACTATCACGGGAGCTGATGGTTCCTGCAAAAACTCGTTTGCACCATCAGGTAGATAGTGAATCAACTTGTTTAACCGATCATGGATTTCAAAAACCTTGATAATGTTCTGCCTCCCCTCATCAGTCGTTTTGCGGTCCATCCCAACCTTTTCCGGTGAAGTTTCATTCTTGTTTAAAGAATATTCCTTTGTACCGGAAGGAATAGCACCCCATTTTGCCTTAACCTCCTCTTTACTCATCCAGATTGCTTCCGCTATGAACGGGGCAAACTGGTAGTCATCAAAATTCCTTATTGTTGAAACATCGAGTAATATATTACTGGAATCGACAAGATCAATAATAAGTCCTTCTGACACTATCATGTCTTTTTCCTGACTTAGCGAATCTGCATATTGCTGCATTTGCAACATCTGGCGTTCCCTGTTTTCCATCGTTTCAGGATCAGCGGATTCAGCCTGAAGAAACTTCATGCGTTCCATGTCATCCCTAGTATCCCTGATCTTATTAACGATAATCGGGTTGGGTTCTTTATTGGTTTGGTAATAAACTTTTACCCAGCCAATGCCAGTTGTCTTAGCGGCCCGTAAAGCGGCCTTACCCCTCCGTTTCAATCCAGCATCGTCAAGAAAACGATTCAGGATTATCTCGCAGGTTTTGCCAAACAAACGCATCTTCTTATATGCGGAAGGATCGAGATTTTCAGTCGGAACAATAGAAAACTTCGGATTTCGGGCATAAGTCTGGTTTACAGAACGCCTGATATGTGCGTGTATCAGATTAGCCCTTACCAAAAGGTTGCTTCCATCATCGTGTTGTTCCCCTTGTGCGTATTTACGCATATCAGAGATTTTGTCACGATGGGGAGCCAGATTAATCTTCGCTGATTCTATCCTGTCAGCCCAAAGCTGTGCTAGGGACTTTTCTGCTTTTGTAGGTTCTGCGGATGAATCTGGCCCCTCAAAGTCCTTTTGTTTATAGACTCCTTCTACTTCCGATTGAATGTCTTGCATCATCTACCCCCATGTCAGCCAGCGTTTTCAACATAGAACATAGCTGTGCCATCAGTATAAGCAGTTACAGTGCCTTTTATATATTTAGGTAAAACCACTGTTGCACTTCGCTGAGTTGCAATGGTAGAGCTATTCTCGTTAACTGCTGCTGGATCCCATAGATCAGACCATGTTGAATTATCATCTGAACCTTCAACCTTACAATTCATTGATGGTGCAGTAGCATAGTCTATTGAAAGCACCACACTCGTTCCTGGTAAGTTAGGGCTAATTGCGTTTGTGACTACAGCGGTAGAAGTCGCTGAAGAAAGAGTTGCCCCGATTTTTGTTCTTGTATACATTTGTAAATCTCCTTGTTAAAGTCTGTAGATTGACTTGTCTTCGTACTTTTCATCTAAGTTAATAATGTAATCAAAGGTCATGTAACCGGCCTTTGGTTTTTGCAGAACCCTTTTCTGATATTTATGCACAACCTGAATCGCATAACGCCACATATCAGCCGAATGGTCCTCTTGGTTCTTTGTTTCTAAATCTTCAGGTTTAGTTTCATCAATCTGTAAAGTAGGTACAGTCCTGATGAAGTGTTTGCAGGTAGAAAATACTTTAAACGTAGCTTCCACCAGCATCTGGTTACAGACCCACCAGCCGTTGACTCGGCTATTCGGTCCACCTTTTGCAGCTCTCCATGTTACTCCTTCCCTTTTGAAAAGCTCTGTTATTGTAATACCTTCCCCCTTTGAATACCAGCATGATGGGTCGGCAGGGTTATTTCTAAATTCTATTCCTTTAGCTTTTTCATGTCTCTCAAAATGATGTATTTTTCTGGCAACCTGCTTTACCGATTCTTTTGTGCCGACATCCGCTTCACCACCCCAACCGTAAAGCTCGCGGTATAAATAAATTACTCCATCAGGATCTACTGTAAACCATCCAACTGCATATGGTTTAGTGCTTCCCCAGTCCATGCCGCGCCATCTCGGCCAGTCCGGAGGAATGACAAATGGTTCGACAATGTGACGGTGTGGATCCCAAGTCGTGAAATACTGCCCTTCGACAACATCCCATCTTCCGTCCAGCAGTTTCTTCCGATCTTTCTCCGGAAGTTTCATTAGCATCTCACGATAACCGCTTTGACTCAAGTACGGATTATCATCTAATTTTGCCGGTATGAACTGCCTGTATGATTTTGCCTCTTTATCACCGAACTTGTCAACATGAACAAAACGGGAAGTGCTGCCGTCATTCTTGATTCGCCAGTGGTCTTTTACCCAAGCATGGCCTCTACCCCCAGGATTTGTCGTTGCCCTTGTGTAGCATTTAACATCCGGATTTGTGGAGCGAGTTCTTGATTGCAGGTAACGGTAGCATACCGGCGTTGCCCAGTGTGTCAGCTCATCCCAGCCAACCCATTGATACTCGTTTCCCTGATGTTTGTATCTGTCTTCGTCTTTATCCATATAGCTGAATAGAACCTTCGCTCCGCTTGGAAATCTCCATTCATGTTCTGTCGTATTATATACCGCACCTGGGAAGATGGAGGGATAGATTTCTTTTGAGCGGTCAACCAATTCGCTCAGTTCTGGGAAGGTTTTCCTAAAGAGGATAGCACGGTATCGGGGCCATACTAAGGAGTGCTGGTCAAGCCCCAACATATCTATCAGGAGAGCGTCTGATTTCCCACCACCTGCGGAGCCCCCGTAGAGAACTTCATCAAAAGAAGAACTCAAAAACTCTGACTGTTTCGGAGTCGGAGTCCAGAGACATTTTCCTTTCTTTTTTTCTTCAGTTGTTATCATCTTCTATTTTCTCAGCTTCTTCTGCAATCTGGTCAAGCTCATCTATCACCTTTATGTCTATGACCGGTAACGGCTCTTTCTTGGGAGCTTCCACCCAGTGAATTCTGAAATCTGTCTCATGCTTGATCTGTTTGGGTTCCAGCATGGCAATCAGCTTCATCATCTCAAGCGGCTTGTCAACCATCAGGTTGTACACGGCCTCATCATCCCCAGCTTTCAGCAAAGCCTTTTTTAATTTCTGGAGAAGGGGTTCTCTTATCTTTTCATCATCATCTTCAGGCGGTTTCTTTTTAACCATACCCCCTCCTAATTCGCAAAATCAAGTAACATCCAAATCATCAACATTATCACTGTGGCCATAGCCATGAGCCTAAGCATTAGAATATCCAGTAAAACATTGCAGACACGGCCCAACCGGCCATAAACCACATGAAGCAGTATTTGTCAAAGTGCATTTTAGTACCCCGTATTTAAAGGTTTTTTAACTGGTTTTTTAACTGTCTT